ATTCGAAGACTATAAAAGAGTATATTTTTTCGATCTAGACACCACAGAAATAAAAGACCTAATAGATAAAGCAAATGTAATAATCTTTGATCATCATAAATCTCATATCGATGATTATTTATCCGCTAAAACGCTTATTAACACTGAACAAACATCATGCAGTAAGCATATTTATCAAATATTAAGTCATATCTATCCAAAAACAAATTTAACTAAAGAGCAAAAAAAATTAATCGCTCTTGCAGATGATTATGATTGCTACGAATTAAAATACCCAGAAAGTAATAAGTTAAATTTTTACCTCTGGTATAAAAACGGAGATAAATTACAAAATTTTATTAATGACTTTGAAAATGGATTTTTTGGTTTCACTAACGAACAAAATAAAATAATCAGCTATCATTTTTATAAATTTAAAAAATTAAGAGATAGTATAGATTTATTTAAAGCAAAACTTTCTATTGCAGGTAAAGAATATATTTTTATTAGTACATTTGCTAATGAATATATTAATGACTTAGGTCAACATATAGTAGATACTTATGAGTGTGATGTATGTATGATGATTAATTTAAAAAACAATAGAGTATATTTACGCAGAAACAGAAATATTGATTTTAATTTAAGTAAATTTGCTAAAAAAATATGTGACGGAGGTGGCCATGAATATGCTGCCGGCGGTATGTTAAATGATAATGTGCTTTCTTTAAGTAAACAATTTGAGCCATTTGATCGAAGCATAGTATATAATGGATAATCCGTATACAATTTTAGAAAAAAAAGATAATATACATATCTTCTTAACTCTATGTAGTTGTATTTCCATCTGTGAAAATAGAAAAATTAATCTCGCAAATGTATTTTTATTAGTTCTTAAAGAAAGTAAATATAGAGAGCTATTCAAAAAATTATTAGACTTAGATAATAATTATGATTTAATCAAAATATTTTTACATCATGAACCATATTTATATAAAAGTAAATATATAACTAAATTTCTTAAAAAGAATTCCATAAGTTTATGAGTAATCTATCAGCGTTTGAAAAGAACATATATAATACATATCTTAAAGCTGCTAGAAATAAGAAAGGATTTACTCCTCGAAAAGAATTTAAAACTTTAAGTAATACTAAATATGTGTTACTTAAAAGGATTGCTCATACGCTAAAGAACAAAAATATAGATTCAACTATATTTTTTACCGCTCCGTATAAATTACATTCAGAAAAATACATACCTTTAGAGTTTTATAGTACATTTAACGCTATTTCTACATATAAAAAGTACATAACAGAATTAGAATTAACAGCTCCAGATCATCAATTTAATATTACAAAATTAAGAAATAGCTTTAAGTTTATCTATGATATGTGTGTCGAGCATAATTTAACAAGCTGTAAACAATATCTCGATATACAGTCTGGAGTATATCCGAATTATATTTTAGATTTAAAAAATGGAGATATCAGTTATTATTGCTTATTAGCACTTAACATATCTGAAAAAAATATTAAGCTAGAAAAAAATATAGTTGAATTTGTATGTAGTAGCTTTTATAATACTTTAAGTAGTTTGAGATCGAGATATACATTCTCGAAAAAAATCAAACCGTTGGGAATAAAATTAACAAATACTATAAATAAAATATTAAAAAGAAAATGACAACGAATATGTTTGAATCAATTAGAGGTGCGATGGCGAAGTCCACGCAACAATCTTCAACTAGCAACATTATGCGATTGAAGCCCGGTAACACATATACATTAAGGCTGATACCTTTTGTAAAAGATCCTAGTAAGACGTTTTTTCATTACTACTCGCACGGATGGGTTAGTGAAATGACAGGACAATTTCAAAGTGCGATTAGTCCGCAAACGTGGGGGGAGAGAGATCCTATCGCAGAAGCTCGGTACAGACTCTCTCGTACCGGTTCAGAAGAAGAGAAGGAAAAGGCGAGAGCTCTAAATCGTAAGGAAAATTGGCTTGTTAATGTTTATGTAGTAAAAGACCCAGATAATCCTGAGAATGAAGGTAAAGTGAAAATTCTTAGATTTGGTCGTCAATTACATAAAATTGTAATGGAGGCGATGGAAGGAGAGGATGCAGACGAATTCGGTGAAAGGATTTTTGATCTTTCAAAATCAGGTTGTAATTTTCGAGTTAAAGTCGAAGAGCAAGGCGGATATCCGACATATGTAAGCTCTCGGTTTGCTGGTCCTTCTCAAATTACAGGAGTAACAGACGGTACTATTAAAGACGTTTACGATCAAACATATGATTTAGAAAATGTTTTTCCTGTTAAAAGTTATGACGAGCTACAAACAATGCTTAATGAGCACTATCATGGTGTAACAGATAATACTGAAACCAGTGATCCTCAACCACCGGCAAATACAGCAACTAAAGAGGAAGAGGATGATTTAAATTTTGATGATTTAGACTCAACATCAAATAAAGACTCAAGTGCGACTCCTATTGATGATGATAAAGTTAAAGCGTTGCTTGATACACTAGAATAAACAATGAACGAAGAGGATGCAGTAAAATACGCCATCCATGGCATTAATGCTGAAGCGCATAATTTGAATAAACATATCGTTCAAAAGAGCGCTACAATGCAAGATATTCCTTTACAAAAGGAAATATATGAAAAACCTAGACCGCGCCAGCAGCCTCCTCAACCACAGCAGCTCCTACATCAACAGCCAGTAGCACCGGTCCCGCAAATCACTGGAGATCCCGCTCTATTAAATAACCTGATAGAGCGGGTATCTTCTGTTGAAAAGCAAATCACTAAATTTCTAAACTTAATCGAAAAACGAGTTGCAAAAAACGCAAAAGAAATTAATATACGAATCAAATTAGACAATGATTCTACCAATAAAGAATAAAGATAATTTTATTCAAAATTTTCTTAATCCAGTATCGAGATTAAACTCATCTGCAACGTTGAATATATGTGATACTATATCAACTATTGTTCATAATAATTCTAATATTTTTCTTAAAGCTACATATAATATAAATTGGGGTGATGATCCTGAAGAAGGTACTATATGTCTACCAGATACAATAAAATTAATTAAAATTCTATCATGCTTAGATGAAAATAATATTAATCTTGAAATAGAAGAAAATCGCATAAAATACGATAGTAAATATAATAGATTTACATATCATTTATTTGACGATAGTCTTATTAACAATAATCCTTTCGACTTTAATAAAATTAATAATATTACATTTGATACAAAATTTAAATTAACAAAAGAAAAAAACAGCGCGATATTAAAAGCATTACCATTTGTAACAGAGTCTAGCAAAATATATATTAAAACTGAAAATACAAAGGTATATGCTGAATTATCAGATAAAAAATTACAAAATGTCGACAGCTATACTACCTTATTAGCAGATGACTACGCTGGAGAAGATTTAGATTATGAATTAATTTTAGATATAGAACTATTTAGACTTATATCTACATTGAATTTTAATGATGCTATTATCAATATAAATAACCAATATAAAATGCTTATGTTAAAAATTAACATTGATAATAGCAATTTAACATTTGTTAGTACGAGCTATAAAAACTAATGAAAAATAAAGTTACGACGTGTGGTTATTTTATTAAGCGATTAAGAGATAACGGATACACTGTAAATAGAATTTTTTCCGATTATTTAGCACAAGACTCGAGACGATGGACCATAATGATTAATCCAGAGCAAAATGCTCTATATATAACTTGTTATGTTAATTATGACTGGAGTGGAGATTTTAAATTTGAATTAAATGACGGTAGTCATTTTAAAAACTATCAACTAAAAACTGATAGCATGGAAGTAATTATGACTAAATTAATTGAAAAAAATATTACCCCTAATGAGAAAAGCAATATTAAAACCTAAAAATTTCGATAATTTATTAAAATCTAGTATTAGCGCTGCTGAGTCTGTTGATTCAATGGAAGAACAAGACATGTCATTTATTAATGATTATTTAGCAGAGCATTTAAAATCATTTATATTATTAGGATATGATCTTAAAGGAGAAAGTGTAGTAATTGTTTCTGGTAAGACCCCTCAAGACTATGATGCTATAGAAACATTACTAAGAAGGGTAAGTAATATAGATTTTTTTAACGATATACAGGAACAAACAAATGAATAAAATAGTTGTCTTAGGTAACGGTTACATTGGGAAAAAAGCTTATAGTTATTTTCTCGAAAATCTAGAAAATATGTATGATGTAACTCATCTATCGAATTACCCATATACTGCTCCAGATAAATTAAAAGAAACATTATATAATAATTTAATATCAGAGTTCCGAGGCTCTCAAGCGAAATGGATAATTAATTGCGTCGGATATACTGGATCTCCCAATGTAGATGCTTGTGAGGAAAATAAACAAATATGTTGGGATTTAAATGTAACATTTCCTACTATTTTAGCTCAATTTTGCGAGCAACATAATATAAAAATTATTAATGTAAGCTCTGGATGTATATACGATGGAGAGAAACATTACACAGAAGAAGATGAACCAAATTTTGGATTAACTAATCCTGATAGTAGTTGGTATAGCAAATCAAAACATGCAGCTGAACTATGTTTAAAGAATTTTCATAATGTTTATACTTTACGTATAAGAATGCCTGTTTGTAATGATTTTAATTCACGAAAGAATTATTTGAGTAAGATTTTAAAATATAATAATATTCTTGATGAAGTAAACTCTAAAACTGTTATTGAGGATCTACTTCTTGTAATTAATAAAATTATTAATATTCATGACCTGCCAGGAGGTGTATATAACTGTGTTAATCCAGCACCCCTTTCAACAAAACAAGTTTGTGAAATCTTAGATAAACACGGATTATGGAATCCGAATTGGAAATTTATTAATTACGATGAATTAAAACAACATATTGTTGCCAACAGATCTAATTGTATTTTATCAACAGATAAATTAAAAGTGTACGGATTAGATATGCCACAGGAGCGAGATGCGTTAATGAGAATATTGAGCGAAAAAGAAACATACCGTACTAAGGAAATAGCGGATGAAGGATAAAAATATACTAGTAACAGGAGGTTTAGGATTTATTGGAAGTCATTTTGTTGAATTACTTTATAATAAATGCACGAATTGTAAGATAACTATAGTAGATAGTTATAGTTATTGCGTATCACAAAACACTGAAGATTATCTATGGGATTTATATAAACATACTGCTGGTAATAGCAATAAACTAGATATAATATATCAGAGCATCTCAGATTTTAAGCTTGGAAAACCTCGCGCGATATATGACTATATTGTAAATTTTGCCGCTGAGTCTCACGTAGATAATAGTATCAAAGCTGGTGATATTTTTATCGATAGTAATTATGTAGGTGTATATGAATTATTAAAACAACTACCTGACAGTACAAGGTTTCTTCAAGTAGGAACTGACGAAGTATATGGTAGCTTACAGCTTAATTCAGACCCAAGCGAAGAATATAGTTTATTAGAACCGTCGTCTATATATTCAGC